GCCAGGGACGCTGCCAGGGCCGCTGCCAGGGACGCTGCCTGGGACGCTGCCTGGGCCGCTGCCTGGGCCGCTGCCAGGGCCGCTGCCTGGGCCGCTGCCAGGGCCGCTGCCAGGGACGCTGCCTGGGACGCTGCCTGGGCCGCTGCCTGGGACGCTGCCTGGGACGCTGCCTGGGACGCTGCCTGGGACGCTGCCAGGGACGCTGCCTGGGACGCGCATATTAAAAAATTGATTGAGATGATCAACGAAGACGAAGGGAAAGACAATGAAACAACACGGCAGTGAATGGCACGAATGGAGAGGCCGCGGACTGGGTGCATCTGACGCTCCCGCAGTCATGGGCGTCTCTCCCTGGCTGACTGCTTATCAGCTCTGGGAAATCAAGCGCGGCCTGGCCGTGCATGAACCAAGCGAATACGCCACCGGCCGCGGCAAGGATCTCGAGGAAATCGCGCGCCAGCACTACACCATGCACACCGGTCATGAGGTCAGGCCGGCCACGTTCACGCACCCGGAGATGACCTTCTTGCGCGCCAGTCTGGACGGGTGGAACAGAGAGATCAGCCTGGTCGTTGAGATCAAGTGCGTCGGTCAGAAAAATCACGATCTGGCCTTTCGCGGCCAGATTCCTGACTACTACTACCCGCAGCTGCAACACCAGCTCTTCGTAACCGGGTCGCGCAAGCCCGCCCACTATTGGTCGTTTTTCGATAACTCCGGCATCCTGGTCGAAGTGCCGCGCGATGACGACTATATCAACGATAAACTGCTGCCCACAGAAAAGGAATTCTGGGCGAGTGTCGTTGCCGGCAAGGCGCCGCCGCTGAGTGATCGCGACTACAAGAAAGTCACCAGTCCCGAGATCTCAGAGCTCCTGCTGCAGTATCGCATCTATAAGAACACTTATGAAGCCAGCAAGAAACAGATGGACTCGCTGAAAGAAAAGATCGCAGCGCTCGCAGATCATCCCAGGATCGAGTGTCACGGCGCGCTGATCGCGAAGATTCACCGCCAGGGAAGCGTCGACTACAAAGCGATCCCGGAGCTCAAGAGCATTGATCTGGACAAGTTTCGAAAAGACCCTACGGAATTCTGGACGATCAGGGAGAAGAAGAAGTGATGACTACCGTATTCTTTCAATTCCGCTGCGACGAATGCGATGAAGAAATTCTGATCATTGCAAACGAGCGGGTGGAACACATTGCATTCTGTCCGGTCTGTGGTGCGCGAGAGCACTACTACGTGAAGTCAAAGCCGGCTTGGGGGAGGAAGACAAAACGTGATTGATAAACTGAAGCCGTGTCCGTTTTGCAGATCAATCAAGCTAGACCCAGAGTGGGAACACAATGGTATGTCGGCTAGTTTTGATGGTGTTTGGTGCAATGAATGTGGAGCAAAAGGACCACAATACGAATGTAAAATGCCTGCCGAACTATGGAACCACCGCCCCCGCGAAGACGCCATGATGCGGGTTGTGGATGCGGTTTATCGATACTGCGAAATCATGGAGGGCGACAACGAAGGGCCGATAAACTTCAAGCCTTATAGGGATTTGAGGGATGCGCTGTACTCATATGAAGGCGCATTTATCACCGCCGTGGACGCGGCGGGGGAGGGGGAGTGATGGAAGAAAAAATAAGGTGCTCGGTATGGGATGTAAATTTAAAAGAGCTTTGCAAGTTACCAGCGAAATATCGTACTGAAATTGATCCCACTGATAACATCGCATCGGTGCATGATAGGTATAAATATCTCTGCGACTACCACATGGATTATTATATGCCGCACCTTCTGGTTTCTGGATTTAAGATTAAGAAAGCGTGCCAAGCGTGCGGGAGCGTTCTTTGTAATGAAGACTGCCAAGGGGCATTGTTAATGCATCAAATGGGTGAAGAAAAATGAAAGCACTCGATCGGATCGCGGATTGCCATACACACGCTAACTGAGACCAGAAGGCGCCTAAAAATATTTGGTAAGTCAACATGTGAAATTGACGATGTTCTGAAGAAAATCAACACGGCGGGGAAGAGAGAATGATGATCTTGATTGACCCGATGCATATCTTCCTGGCCTGCTGGTTTGCGGCGCCCTTCCTTGGGGCCGCGATCTGGTGGGTGCTGTCTTACCTGCAATAAAAAACGACCGACCCACAAAGAGCCGGCCGCTGATCCAGAAGATCCGGAGATTAACTACACCGTGTGGGTATCACGGTCAGCACATTCTTGAAGCGCTTCGCCTTGGGATCAGGCGAAGACGCGTTATCGAGCACCAGATCGAGGTCCATGCGCTCGTCTTCTTCGAGGTCGGCTGCATCGAGTTTTTTGACCGTCACCTGCAGCTTCCCCAGGATGGCGTTGCCAAGCAGTGCGACGACTGATCCGTTGGCGCCCGCGACTTCGGTGATCGTCAGAGTCGTGCCGTCGGTATTCGGAAGACACACCGAATATTTGTCATATGGTGTCAGATCAAACGGCTCGCCGTCTTCGTCCTTGATCCTGATCGTGAACACCGAATTCCCACCCTTATAGATTTCAACTTTGCCTTCGTCCATGATTCCCTCACGTCGCAAATGTTCCAGATATTTCGTCTGTCTCAAACGCGCCGACGAGCTCGCCACCGTCGACGTCACCAGTGATCAGATCGTCGTCCAGCCGGGCGACCATGTCGGACTGCTCGATCACACCGCCGATCTGATTGATCATCTCGATGACACCGAAGATCTTATCGTCGCGTCTTTCAGGCACGAATGTGTCATAGATGAAGATGTCAACGCCAGCGTCGTGGTTTGAAACCTGAGTTTTCCCGGCGTCCTTATAAGTCTTGTAAGTGACGAGCACATTGTTTTGTGGCATGGCGAGCGTCTTGTTGACATAGATGCCGTCACCTCGGTCGACCAGGTTGACAGTAGTCCATGCATTGCCACTGTCGTCTTTTAGGATGGCTTCAACGTATTTGCCTTCGTCGAAGTCACCGAGCTGATGATGCAGACTGATCAGATCACCGACTCTTGTCAGGATACCCGCCATCTTTGAACCCCTTGCTTTTCAGCAAAGCATAAAACTCGCCCGGTGTCATCAGGGAAAGCTCGCGGCCGAGAACGAACATGCTCGCCCACTCGACGCAGGTGAAACGGCCGCGGCTGTTCCAGAGATTCCAGGCCGCCCGCGGCAGGCCTACGGCCGCAAGCAGATAGTAAACGCCGAAATAGAGCAGGGCGCCGATGTCATAGCCGGCGTGTTCATATTTCGCCAGAAAATTGAAAAGCCGGGCTTCGTCGTCTTTGATCTCAATCGACCTGACGACAGACGATACCCGGCCGAACGCCTCGAAGGTCTCGACGTTGAGGCCTCGCTGATTCGCATGGACAACCCAGTTTTTATAAAGCAGGGCGACATGGGTGACGTCTTCACCGGTGATCCGACTGATCAGCCGGCTGACGAATTTCTTCGGGGCATGGCAGAAAAGCACTTGCATCAGCTGAGATAGTCCTGAATGAGTCCTTTGAATGTGGTCAACCTGGTCTCTGTCACAAACGGCGACAGGCCAGCGGGTATGCCTTCGGAGATCAACCGGTCGCATTCGCTCATGACCTCATAGAGTGAACCCGTCTGGCCATATCGCAAAACATCAGCCAGATAGTCAGCGACGTCTTTGGTTTTGCCGGCCTGAGTGATTCCGAGTGAGATATTTTCACCGGCGAATTCGGTCATGATCTCGTTGAAGAATTCAATCGCTGATCTGATGATCGCCTTGTATGCCGCGTAGTCACTCAGATCAACGTCTTTGGTTTCGACGATCGTGAAATCCCTGGTGTCCGCTTGAGGGTGATCAGGGCAGGTGATCGTGTCGTCGACGACTTGCTGTTCGGCCTCGAAATAATGCCATCCCTTGCCGTCTCCGGTCTCTGTCTCGCAGACTTTCCTGACACAATAGATTGTCGTCATGTCACCCTCTCAATTGCATATCAGAGATAAAAACAGATCCGCCCGCCGCATCATGGCTCAGATCAACTGCGAACACAGCCGGGCCTGTGGGTAGATTTGTGATGGTCGTTGTTTCATATGTCGTGATGGAAAGCCCGCTGACGTTGTCGATCAGTGCGATTTGATTCGCGTTTGTGATGTCATAAAGGCGCACATTTCCTTCGCCCGTGCCGGTCTCGCCAACAAGGCATTTAAATTGCGTTAGATTGCATCCTGAGTCAGTGCCCGGAAACAAAATGTAAGCGATCGTCTGCCAGGTGCTGCCGGTCTTTGAGATGTATTGCGCCGTCCCACCGTCAAAAAACGCAAAGCATTGATACGTTGGCGCAATGATTTTCCAGCTTGACACAGCTGACGTGCCGACAGAGATATAGTGCACGTTATTTGTCGTGTCGATATAGTGCTGACCGACAGCTGTCGGTGTCGTTGCCGGTCTGCCTGAGCCCGTGAAAATATGCTGTGCCATCAGATCACACCCGATAAGACGTTAAAGTTTTGATCAGCCAGCACTTGCGCAGACTGGTCCATCAGAACACGATCAAGTATCTCGCTGCCGGAAAGAAACTTCTGCCATCCGGTGGGGACTTCGCCGGTGTCGGTGCCGGCTTTTCTCCACCAGCGGCCGGTGTCAGTTTGGAGATAGATGGTTCCGGTGGGCGCCTGCTGGCCCACCGGAGACCCGTCACCAGAAATGAATGACGACTTTCTCTCACCGTCGATAAGGACGCCGACGCCGTTGGCGTCGACATCAAAACCACTTTCTGGATCAAAGGCCATTATAACACCGATTTCACCACTTCAATGCGCCGTGCTGTCACGGTCACACCGGCCGACGTGCTGGCGGCACGCAGGCGCATATTGCCTGTGTCGATGTCAACTGACAACGACAGATCGAAATTACTGCCGACTTTCAGCTTCGCGTAAAGCGTGTCGTCGACGTTGGTTGAGCCGTCATTGAGTGCGTAAACTTCCATGGACTTGCGGTTTGCGGGAGTGGCCTCCTCAAACGCTTCGACCAGCCACTTGCAGGCCTTGACGCTTGCCACCGGCACGCTGTCCACAGTGGCCTCGGTCGTTATGCCCGTGGCCTGCACGCCGCGCATCTGCTCGAGCAGGGTTTCGATGCGCTGGAACAGCTGTTTTGAAGTCTGGCTGTCGGCCAGACTCCCTCCGGTGAAAGTGCCATAGTCGACGCTACCTTCTGCAATGCCGCTTGCGGTCTGGATGTCCTGCTGATTGCCGTCGAGTTTCTGGATGGCGCTTTCGACGGTATCCGAAGACGAGATCGCGCCGTTGCCGGCGGTGTAGCCGCTCGACAGATTGATGCCGGTAGCGAATTCCCAGTCGACGTCGGCGACCTTGATGATCGAGCCGCTGCCATAAAGCAGGAAGGCCGCGTCTTCCTGGTCAGCTCCGACGTCCGGCAGAAAGTGACGCACGATAAACTTGTCACCGTCGGCCAGTGCTGGCGTATACGCCGAGATCGTAAGGTTGGGAGTGGAAATGCTGTCCACTTTGAACAGCGACGGCGTGCCATCGACATCACTGACAATGATGTCATCGACAGAAAAGTCGGTGTCGTCGAGGCCGCTTTCGTTGTCTGACCAGCCAGAGGGATCAGTCGACCCCGCGCTCAGGGTGTCGTTGGTAGCCGCGCGAAACAGCTCGTTTCGCCAGGTGAGATCTTCCAGGACGAGGTCGGACTTTTCTTGCCAGTCGGCGGCCTCGTCATTGTCTGCGATCTTTGTGTAAAGTTTGCCGTCGGTGCGCAAGTAGATAGATCCGATCGGCGCATCATCCTGGATATCGCCGTCGCCCCCAGGGGCCGCTGATCCGAAGATCATGTCGACATAGCTGGTGTCTGAGTTTGTGGCATAAATGCGAAAACCGTGCTCTGTCGCTAGAAAACGTCTGGCCATTGCGTTCTCCCTTTATAACAGGAATTTCAGAAGTTTCACGCTGACAGTGAAGGCTTCACTGTTCGCGAACGTGACAGATACATCGGCACCGTCGTCGGTGACATTAATGGAAACATCCAACGAATCACCGAGACGCGAAGAAATCGAGTCACTTGCACCACCATTTTCTTTCGCGACGTTGAGCTCAAGGAATTTAGTCCGACCGTTTCCCGACATGAACACCAGGTATTTATAGCCGATGAAACCGGTGAGCGAGAAAGTGTCCATGGTTTCGCTGCCAGCTGGGGCGACGTCTCCGGACAGCTCGATCACATGTTTTTTAGCACCGAATCCCATGGCTGATCCTGCTGTGGTATTCGCGAAGAAGCGTGCGAAACATATTCATTGAAAACCCGGGGCAGGTCTTCGCCGGGTTGAATTCATAGTGGCCGTGCCAGTGGTCGGCAGTTATCCCGTGTGATTTTAAAAGACCGATGTAAAGGGAAAGTATCGAGCGGATCTGCTGATCGGTGGGCAGCCAGGTGCCGACCCAGCAGACCCCTATGGACTTGTCGTTATGGCCGCGAGTGTGCGCGCCTTCCTGGTGAATCTTTCTTCCTTCTTCGATCACTCCTGTGCGCCGGATGACGAAGTGATAGCCGACACCGCTCCAACCTTTCTCTTTATGCCACTGGTCGATCTGGCGCACGCCGATAAAATCACCGCGATCAGGCGATGCGCTGCAATGCAGGATGACTTTCTCAGGCAGATTCACCAGAGCACGCATTCCTTATCCTGGACACAGTGAGCGAACAGAATGCGCCACTGGTCTCTTGGTATGCAGACGAAATCCGAGACTTCCTTGCGGTCACACTGGATCGCCTGAGTCCTGCGAACGAGCGACGAGCTCTCCGGGTCGATCGTCCACATGTCAGGTTTCCAGACCTTATTTTCCTTTGTCTGACAGCTCGGCATTGCCAGGACGCAGAACAGCAAACATGTCTTCCAGCTCATCGGTCCTTCCTTCTTCACAGGCTTTCAGCGCCTTTTCGAATTTCACCAGCTTTTCAGCCTTTGCCAGCATGGTGCGCTCTTTCTTTTCCTCCGCCGTGTTCATGTATTTGATCAGCTGGCGAAGGAAACCTAGCAGTGCCGTGATAAAAACGAGCCAGTTCATGGTCAACCTTTCGGCATAAAGACTTCGATCAGACTCATGATAATGTCCCAGGACTGGGTGAACAGTTCCTGGCGCTCCTGATCGTTGAGATCACCGAGCTCTTTGCCAATGTTCCAGCTGCCCCACGCAGCGCGCGCGGCCTCCTCGACAGTGGCGGCTGCGCCGTTGAGCATTTCCTGCTTATCGATTTTGCCGTCATCGGCCTTTGCGATTTTCATCTGCTCAATGACGGCGCGAACGTAGACCATGACATCCTTGCATTCCTGGATTCCGTATTTTTCTGTCATGACATTGACTCTCCTATGTGTGATTCGACTTTCTTGATTCGGTCATAAAAATTCTGGATGTCCTTTGTGTTCTTGTCAACGGTCATTCCCATGCGCGTCAGGTCGTCGTGATCGCCTTTCGTTGCTTCAAGGATGTATTTAACTATGCCCATGTCCTTGTCCATCTTGCGAATGGAATTGCTTTGCTGGCGCAGGTGCCAGCCGAAATATCCCATGACGACGACGACGAATCCGCCGACGATTGCGAGAATGATCTGATCCATTTTAATTTAATACCTGATCGGTCACCCAGTGGATCACCGATCTGCGGAACCCCTTGGTCACATCTGAGCCCACCCAGGCCTGACCCTGTGCATTTTTCGCAAGAGAATTGTTGCATGTGCTGTATTGTGCGCAGTTGTCAAAGACCAGGTAGCCGAACGTGCTGGTAGCGTCTTCTCTGGTCCTGACAGCAGAAGTATGCACGTCACCGCCGATAGGCTGCCAGCCAACGGGCCACCTTTCACCGTCCTGATCAACCGATAAATAGACAGTGGTGGACGTTGAACTTTGCAGCAGATCACTTAAAAGCGAAAGTGAATTGCTATTCATGTTTCTGTCAAAGTTTGCACTACTGCTTGGATTCGTCCCAAGGCCTCTCATGTAAACAGTTATGATTCCTGTTTCCATAAGGCGCGTGACTTTCCATGCATTTGATCCGTAACAATATACAGTCATTTGCGCGCCGTCTAAATACATGCGTTGGGTAGTTCTACCACCTACCGTTTCACCGCCTGCACCGTCAATTACCAATCCCCTGTTAGCGGTGCCTGTATCGAAATCAGTGCTGTCGATTTTTATAAAAGTGATCTCTCTACCGACATTGCCGGTGCAGTCTGGAAGAGTGATGATATATTCGTCGTCATCGTCAGTGTCGTCGATCAGATAGATGTCATATTCGTCTGCGTCAGGAATCGTGTACGTATACGGACCGCTTCCAGAATAATCAGCTTGCACCAGTGTGTCAGTCCTGCCCTCGCTCAGATCGGGGTAGTAAGTGCTGACGACTCCGAACCCGTCTTCGTCAGCTTTGGCGCCGGCAGTAAATGAGCTCTGTGAGCTGATCTGAGACCAGACTGGATCACTGCCATCTGATGACAGAAAATAATTTGCTGTTCCCAGGGCAAGTTTCACAGTCGCGCCGCCAGCATTCCTTGTTATCAAGTCGCCGCGGGCGTCCATCGGATTTGTCAAGACAGCATACCAGTCGAGCTCTTTAGATCCATTCGTCCCCAGGACTTCGCCAGCGGCGCCGTCGCCGTCAGGTAAGGTGAAGTCAGTGGTCGTCGTGACAGACGAAGGGGCCTTAAATGAGATGTAGTCAGTGCCGGAACCGTCTGACTCATAGAATTTCAACTCACCCTGATCGAACAGATCGCGGCCGGCCATCTGGCTGAAATTCACGCCGTCATGGGAAACTGCCCAGTAGCTTTCGCTTTCGTCCCAACGGATGGCCGGCTTGTCCGCGTCAGTCGTCTGCGCTGAGATCTCTTTGTCGCTGTCGGTGCCGTCACCGAGTTTCAGCGTGTTGTCGCTTATCGTGTGCGCGCCCAGCACACACATGATGGAAATACCTAAAAGAAACGCTTGCCACTTTCTCATAGTCTTGTCTCCCTATCGAAATAAATTAAATCGAAACCTTGCGAATGTGCGACACCCTGAAGTCACCGTCATAGTTCGCGCCAGCGAATGAGGTTGACTTATATTGGATTTGACCCGCCGACGTGATCCCAAACGTCATCCCTGAGTCGCTGGCACCCTGGCCGACCCACCGCACCGCCCATGTGTCGTCTTCTTCGTTGTAGATCGCGGTGATCTCAAAGAGCTCTGTCGCACTCTGGCCGTCGTCGCGGCGCATGATGTCGCAAAGAAACTTCGCTGACTTGACCAGAGTCTTGTCAAACAACACGCCGGTCAGATTGACAAATGAGCTCTGATTGTCCAGGATGTCGCCAGTGATCTGAACGCCACCCAGGCCGATGATGATGCGCAGTGCCTCGAGGAGCTGATCTTCGTCACTTCCATCGAGCGTTATGCCGGCATCTTCGACGACGTTGCAGATCTCTTCTTGCACGTTATTGAGCCACGTTTCCTCGACCACTGTGGCCGCGATGGATAACGACGGATTACCGTCGGTAAACCTGTTGGAATCATGAGCTTCTGCGTCTGTTCTTTTCATGCTATCCTCCGAACGTAAAATAAATTGACGTGTGAGCTGGTTTAAACTTATTCATAGTGCACTGCATAAGCGGATTAGTTGCTTCGCGAATGCGGTCACCCGAGCGACTTTGACCACTGCGAAACCAGGTGAGCTCGCCCACCGGAACGTCGACTTGAAAAACAAACGCCCAGCCGTGTTGTCCCAGCTTATCACCTGAGCGATTGACACCCGAGCGGAATTTGAAACCCGGACCGACGTGGCCAGTGATGCGGTCACCTGAGCGGCCGCGCCCGGAAAGAAAGCGCACCGGATTTGTCACGGTCACGTCAACACCGAACGCCGCGGCCAGGTCTTCATAAAACTGAGCGGACAAGGCGCCGGCACCGTGCATTTTCATCAGGTGCAGGATCTGGTTTCGAAGGTCATCATCTGTCGCGTTGCTGGGCGTGCACTCGTTGGGAATTCCCCAGGTTTCTTTCCAGTCCTCGAAAGTCTCATCGGCGCTCAGTGGATGCAGTTCGTTTCGCAGAAACTCAGCTGCCCTTTGCTCGATGCGGCAGCACTCGACAGCCAGAGCGCGCCAAAGGTTTTGCAGTCGCACTTGATCCCATGCCAGACCCTGGGGCAGCAGTTTCTTGAACAGACTGGCAAATCTGTCTTTGCAGCTTTCAGTCGTCATGGCAGATCCTGAAAAGTGATCGTTCCAAGTGTTATCAGTCTCCCGGTTGACGTCGTGACGTCAGCTGTCGGGCTGACCAGTTCGTTGTCGTCTTCGCCGGTCGCGCGGCTGACAGCTTCGCGGATCTTCGAGATCGCGATCGTGCCGCTGTAGGTTTCGCCGGCCTGCTTATAAGATCCGCCGACCTGACCGTCGCGAAGAAGCATGTCTTCGAGCTCGGCGGTCACCGCAGCCTGGACCGCTGCCGTGTTCGGATCCAGCTTGATCGTCAGGTCCATCGTTTGTTCTGTCGGGCTGGCCACCGTCACGTCAGCGGTCACCGGTTTCTTCTCGTTGACAGCGGCCAGGACTTCGGCGATCTTTGCCGCCGACGGGAAGATAGGATCTTCGTTATCTTCAACGAACCAGATAAGGACGGTGCCTTCGCCCAGGCCGTCGGGCCTGATCCAGACCCTCGTCGGTCCCTCGACGTCGGTGACGAAACCCTTATAGTCTTCGACGTTGCCACCCTGTGGCGGGTTTTGAATGCGGTCGACAATGCGCTGGCGAAACTGAGCGTCAGTCTCTTCGTCTTCGCCCTCGATCGCCGTGCTGGCCACTTCTGCGTCTGATTCCACGTCAGCGATAGGTGAGACCAGCGTGATCGTCGACCCAGCGTCTAGATTGCCCGCGTCGCCCGCCGCAGATGCCGAGACCACGCCGGTCTCAGTTCCCGCCCCACTCGCTGACACTTCGCTGTCAAGCGTATATTCCGCCCCGTCCGATCGCTGAAAAGTCGTCCCAGCCGGCACGGTCGCCGCGGCTGTGAATGTGATCGTGATATTGAGCTGCGCGGCTGTTGCCGCCCGGCGCTCAAGACTCCAGATTGAACCCCAGCGCTCAAGGAATTCGAGCTCGGCCTGATCCGGGAACAGCTGCCGGCTGACATAAACCAGATGGCCGTGCAGCATGTGGGCGACACCAGCCAGGGCGCGAGCGAACGCCGAGAGGAAACTGCGCCGCAGGATCGTCGAAATGCTCAGCTCGTTTTTGATGTCGCCGCGCACACGGTCAATGATCTGTGTAAGTGTCGGTCTTGAAAACGCCATTATGCCGCCCTTCTTACTTCAGTCGCATTCCACTGGAATGCAAAGCTGTTTTCTTCGTTGTCCGGTCTTGTCAGCGAAATCTTGATCGTGTCGAATCCCTGGCGAAAATATCCCATTTCGACGCTGACTGATTTGACAATGCCGTCGTCGATCATCCATTGCAGCGCCTTCTTCGCCTCGGTCTCTGTCAGCGCCCTGATCTCGTTGTTTTGTTTTTTTCGCGCGAGTGTCCACAGCAGAGATCCGATCTGATCACCCTCGACATCAGGGAACATGTCGCCCCACCATCCGCGCCGGCTGATCTCACCGTCGGGCAGATCCTGACGCGGCACACGCTGATCAGTGAACAGCGAGATCACGATAGCGGTTTCAAGAGTATCGTCACCAGCGAAGTCGCCGTCTTCGAATTTCATGTCGATCGCTTTGTCGACTATAAAGAAACCAAGATCCATCAGACTATCTTCCCGTTTGTTATCGGATAAGTGCCGGCGCTTGAGCCGCCAGTGATCACGACGTCACCGGTCACTTCGCCTGCTGTGGTCAGGTGAGTGACAATGGCTTGCGCAATGGCCACTTGCAAGACCAGAAGAGCCGCGGCGTCGGTGACACTTGCTGTCGTGCCGATCGCTGCAGCCATTGCCGCTCCCAGTGTCGCTCCGTTAAGTGCCATTAGCTCCCTGCCTTCACTTGGGTTGACAGATGCGCCGGGTTTGAGGGGACCATAGGCGGACCGGTCGGATAAAACAGATTCCCTTGATGAACGTGCGCATTGAAGAAAGTCTGGAACAGCTCACCGTTCAGGACTTTCTGCAATGCCGCCGCACCGATCTCCACCGTCGGCGAGATGACTTTGGCTTCCGGCGTCGTCACCTCGACCTTTGACTCAGCATTGACTGTCAGCGTCTTCGTTTTCACTTCGATCTCGTTGCCGCGCTTCAGCCAGACGTGGTCACCTTCATCGCTATAAAGCGCCACTTCGCCGTCAGCCAGGCCTTTGAGCCGATAGGTGCGGTCGTCCATGGCGATCACGATCCCATGGTCTCTGCCGCCACCGACGAAAAGACAGGCACCTTCCGCGCCGGCCTTCGGTCTTGAAGTCAGGCCGTATTGCTGGAAACGCTCGACGTCTTCTTTGGTTTCGCCGGCCAACAGACTGATCTTCACCAGCTGGATTCCGCCGTCATCTTTGACAGATTCCAGGACACAGCGGCTTATCATCGACGACACCCGCCGCTTGAGCGGCGCCATCGCGCGATTGATAAAATTGAGCATTGCCTGACTCATGTGAACAGTCCTGTCACCTGCCCGATGACTCCCGATGCCGTCGGCGCCTTCCATCCGAGCTCACCGACTTTCGTCGGGTCGACACTTGATTCGAGATCCTGATTCCCTTTATATGCATCCTGGCGCGTCAGGGCCAGGGTTGTAAACGTGCCGCTTTGGGATTTCTCGTAAGTGACTCCACTGATTAGCATTTCAGCATTGATGCCGATGAACGGTATTTCGCAGCGCACGATCTCGTTGGGTGCCCACAGACTCTTATCCGGGCGCAGCCAGCCTTTGACCTTGACCTGGGCGTCAACGGCATTGCGCGCTGCCAGATTCGCTTCCCAGCGAGCGCGTGTTTTTGCTGTGGACAGATCGAGATTGCCGTCTGCAATGATGACTTTCGGCCGCGTGCGCCCGACGCCGGGATCAGTCGCTGACGCTTCGACCTGGGCAGCATTCTTTCCAAAGAGCTCGTCGGTGCCGCGCGATTGGCCTTTGACAATGTATGTGGAAAATCGGTCTGTGTAGTCGTAATTTGCAGACGCTTCCTCGACGTTCTGGCCTTGCACCAGATCGACTGAAGACTTCAGGATGGCGCCAGGGATAAAAGCCGTAAAGTCGTGTGATGCCACAAGGTTTTTAGCTGATGGCGGCTCACTCGTCCCGCCACCAGCACCGCGGGTCGTGATCACCAGATTGCCGTCGGTGTTCGTTATCAACAAGAGACCGCGCAGCTGGGCGGCACGGTGCAGCATTTCGAAGACCGTCTCGCCTTGCTTGACCGTGAATTTTTTGAACGGCTCACCGACGTCAACGTCTTCGACCACTTCAATGCCATGCAGCTCCGCGAATGGCCGCGCGATCTCAGTGATCGTCTTGTCGTTGAATTCAGCCACTCCGATGGCAGCAGAGCAGTCGACCAGGTCGGCAGTTTTCGAGCGCCCGCTGATGGAAAACGTGCGGTCTTCACTGCTGATGCTTGCACCCAGTCGGTCGATGTAGCCATTGATGATCGGCGTCGTGCCGATATAAATGCGGATCTGCTCACCAGGCACCAGCGGCCAGGCCTCTCCGCTTTGGCGCCAGCGGTCGACGGCCGAGAAATCGAAACCCATTGCCAGGGAATCAAGGGAGCGATTTATGAAAAGATCTTTCCAGCCCTCGATGACACGCGTGCCCACTCTGATCCCGACACTGTCCGGCTTCTGTCCGAAGACGTCAGGAAGGATGGCACCTGCGACCTGATCAAGAACATTAGACACTCAAGACCTCAAGGTCACCGACAAGAAACCCTGGGTTTCTCACCCGGTTACGGCTCAATATATCGCTTTCCCGATCCGGATCTTCATAGCGGTCATAGGCCAGCACGAGACTCGGGACTGATTCACTCAGGTTGATATTTTCAATGCGCGCCAGCGAGCTGCGCGAATTCGGCACGGCGTCAGCGAATTTCGCCATCAGATCACTTAGCGCCTGATAAGTGTCATCATTCGGGTCAGCGTCTCGGAGCTCTTCCAGAGTGGCGGCGACTTCTTCGCGCTTTTCAACTGCTTCGTCGATCGAAAGGAATTCTTTCTCGACGACAGCCTGAGCGAGCCGAATGGCAGCCAGCTGCCGCTGCAGCGCGATCAGGGCCTCGGCGTTTTCTTTCTCTTGAATGCGGCTGTCTGTGGTCTCTGGAATGTCAGGGACGGTGAGCGCCAGCAAGGGATTGTATACGTCCAGTTTATCGTCTCGCCCGGAGGCCGTGTCAATCGTGTCGGAGTCGGGCGGGTCTGCTACTGCGGCGCCCATGAGCTGGATGGCGTTGTCTGTTTCTGCGGCCAGGGAGGCGGGATTTTCCACCAGTGCCTCGACGTTGGCGTCAATCTCGTCCAGCTTGCGCTCGAGATCCGCCTGCTCTTCTGCGCTCAACCTTACGTTTTTAATGCCGTTTCTTATCGTGTCTGTGAAGCCTGTGACCAGACTGACACCAGACTGCGCCAGCAGGCCTGGAAATGCGGCCAGCGAAAACAACACCTGAAAACCGTTTTGCACTCTCGCGACAGTCGTAACGACGGTTGTCAGAAAGTCGGTTACAGCGTCGATGGCGCTGAATGGAAATGACGCTTCGCCGGCTTCCGCGAAGGTCATGGTCAGCCGGCCGAGTCGGCCTTCTTCCACCGACTCGCTGACGGTGATCGTGCCCGGCTGCACTTCTTTCGTGCCGAGATACGGGTGGATCAGGATACCGCGGGACTCGTCTTCGAAAGCGTCGATCAGGGCGTCACGAATGAAAAAATACGTGTCACCCATGACATAGGCATTGATATTATGACCTTGCAGCTTGCGGCCGACGTCTTCGGTCTGACCGGTATCCTTGCCGGGAATCTCATGACCGACGATATTGCGCCCGGCGGTGAAGTCATGGGAGTCCACATAGAAAGGGATTCCGCGAAACGATGCGGGCAGATAGCGTGCTTTCCATGCGTCGGTCATAGTCCTGCACCCTGATAGCCGAGCTGAAGATTGAGCCCGCCTGCTTTGGATCCCTCTGTTTTAACACGTGCTCCACGTGGAACATTCTTGAAGTCAACTGTTACTTTCGATTCTTTCGTTTCTTTGCGAAAGATCTCGCTTCGACGCTCGGGGCCGAAAGAAACTCTTGATCTGTTTTCCCCGACAGCACCCCCGACATTGACATCCAAACCAAGTTTTCTTTTAAGAAAACCAGGCATGAGTCTTGTCAGACCTGATAACTTTTCTTTTATAAAATTAAGGCCACTGGTGAATTTTTCTTTAACGACATCAGCCCAGCTTGATATTTTATTTTTCAAAAAATCAACACCATCAGAAAACCACTCTTTCGTCTTTCCCCATGACTCTTTGAGAAGAGCGCTGACCTTGTCCCAGTTTTTCCAGACGCGCCAGACAACAAAAACAAGCAGTCCTATGGCCGCAACGACAGCAAGAACAGGCAGAGAAATTGCACCGATCACCGCACCGATGGCAGTGAACAGAGTGATAAAAGCCGGCGCCACAGCAATCAGGCCACCCAGGACAATCAGCAGGGGACCGAGCACCGCAGTCAGCGCAGCAATAGCAGCAATCATCTTAAGAAGTCGCGGATTTGTCTTCGCGGTTTCACGCAGCCAGCCGGCCACTCGCTCGGCCGCACTGGTGAACATCTCGAGCACGCCGGAATCGCCGACGGCAATGGCGACACCCTCGACTGCGGCTTTGAACCGGCGCATGCTGCCGACCGCACCGCGGTCCATGATCTCAGCCATGCGACCGGCTGCGCCCTGAACGCGCTTCATTTCCTCGCTGAACTGGGCCAGCTTTCCAGTGCGCGCGAATTCAGCCAGCTTTGCCGCACCGGCAATGCCGATCTTTCCAAAGATCTCTTCCAGAATCTGGATTCGCGAAGCCTGGGGCATCTTTGCCAGCTGGCCGGAAAGATCAGTCATGATGTCGCCGAAGCGGCGAATCTTCCCAGTGCCTTTGTCAACGACGTTGACGCCCATTTTCTCAAGCATCTGAGATGCTTTAGAAGTCGGCGCGGCCAGACCCATAAAAGCACGCTTCAATGCGGTGCCGGCAACGGTGCCCTGGATACCGATATTTCCCAGCAGGCCAGCTGCGGCCGCAGTGTCTTCAAGCGTCGCGCCGAATTCATCGGCCACCGGACCGGCGAATTTCATCGTGTCGGCCAGCTGTTCCATGTCGACGTTGGCTTTCGCCGTGACCGCGGCCAGGACGTCGGCCGCCCGTGACGACTGGGTCGCCGGGATCCGGAAAGCGCCCATGATATTGGACATGATGTCGGCCGTGCGTGCGAGATCGGTTTCCGCGGCTGCGGCCAGATTGAGAGTCGCTGGCAGGGCGTCAAATATTTCCTGAGTGCGAAAGCCAGCCATTGCAAGGAAGGCCTGGGCGTTCGCAGCTTCAGTGGCGCTGAATTTCGTAGCAATGCCCATAGCCTTTGCCTGCTTTGTCAGGCGGGCCATGGCGGTCTCGCCAGCTCCGGATTTCGCGCGCACCCTGTTCATGGCCAGCTCGAAATCAGCGGCCATCTTTATGGTGCCGGCACCGAGCAGGCCTATGGGTGCGGTCAGCCTTGTCGTCATGAATTTGCCGGCGCTCTTGATTCCCTGGCCGACGTTGGCCATGACTTTGCGGAACCCTGCAGTGCGCATCTGCATCAGCTTGAAGGAATTCGACACCCTTCGCGCCGTGGCACCCAGACCCTTGAGAGACTGAGACGCCCGGCGGACCGGGCTGCTCAGTCGATCAAGTGCCTGCAGGACAATGGACACTTTAGTTTGTGTCATGTGCTTTCACCACTTCTTCGAGACGATCTGCCCAAAAATGCAGCTCTTCGCCTGTCATCGCCATCAGCTCGGACGGCGGGAAGTGAAAGACGAAAGCGATCTGCCCGATCAGCTCTCGCCAGTCTCCTGGCCAAGACCTAAAAAATCAGCGACGACTTCCTGCACGTCCATCAGGTCGGCCGCGTCCATCTTCTTGAAAAACGATGGCGCTTTGCCGGTGGCCTTCTGCGCCGCGATGATCAGGTCTTTCATCGTCGGCGCAGCGCCTATATGCAGAATGTGTTCGCCTCTCAGTCTCGGCAGCTCGAATTCTTCGACGGTTTCTTCGCCATACTGAAACGGATACTTTAACTTGATGACCTTCGCTTCACTCATGTTTAGGTGATCTCCTGCGCTGACATGGCCTCAAAGCGCCCTGCGATCTCGCCTTCTTCCGAAGTCTGATCCCAGTCGCCCGCTGCCCATGCGTCGTTAAAAGAAAGGACTTTGCCGTTGGCCAGCTCTGCGACAATCGTTGCATCGGTGAGACCCTGCAGCGCCGCCACGTCCAGGTCTTGCTTATCGGTGATCGCGCCTTCGATAAACGGAGCGCGCGGCATCTGCTTATAGCCGTGCACGCCGTCCGCGCCGACGACAGCTTCTTTGCGATCGACGCCCAGATTCCAGGTCCAGTTTCCCTTGACCTGAAGCTGGACGCCGTTGGCTTTGATGAAAAGAATTCCGCCAACTCTTCTTGCCATTTTCGTGATCTCCTATCTTTAAGTTAACGCCCAGCGATTACAGCAGAAACTGGATCTGCGCACCGATGATGCGCAGCTGGTTCATCAGATCGGGCGGCAGCAGGAAGTCAAGACGGTTGGGGTCTTGACTGCTGCGCTCGACGACCAGATCGCGCTTGAATTGATCGAGGCCTTCGACCAGACCGAGGTCATTCTGCCACGCCGAGAAGATCCGAACCGCTTCGGCCTTGCCGATCTTCGGTGTCATGATCGGCGCTCCCGGCGGCACCCGCACGCCATCGTCGGCCAGCTTGTGGCGCGGGTAGCGGACGAGCATCTGAGTCCTGAAGTCATAGCGCAGAAATGACAGGGTGAACAGCGTATTCGAATCAAGGAATGTGGTGTCAGGTGCGCTGGCCGCATTCGTCTGATAAGTCGTGATCGCCCGCTCGATCCTGCTGGCGCCACCGGCGTCAAACTTCGCTGTCGCGATGCCGTCGGTCAGCAGAATGTTTCGCTCACTGAGCAGAAACTGCTCGGACTCTTTGGGTGCCAGGACACCGAGCACTTGCAGTGTCTGGAAAGGCCGCGCGGGATCAGCCTGCGCGCTCTTTGCGATCTGGCCACAGGCGCCAGCTGCCCAGGCATAAGGCAGGACCGGCGCCGACTTTGCCGGGCCGAAGATCGCCGAGTGCTTCGAGTTTCTGGAATTCCCCAGGGTAGAAAGATTCGATAGGGTGTCAAAGCGACAGCCGAACGCCAGGCCATCATTCTGTCGAGTCGGTTCCCAGCGGCTGAGCAGTTCGGTCTCGAGCAGGCCGAGATTCGCGGCGTCAAGCCAGGGATTGACGATCACGTTGTATTGCTGTTCGGTCATGACAGCAATGATCTCGCTGACGTCCGGATTCGTCGTGCCGCCAGACATGTCGGTGATCGATGCACTGATGCCGGCGGGAAACTCTTCGCCGTCATTATAGTTAAAGCGCACGTCGATCAGACCGGCGTCTTCGCCTTTGTGCTTTGCCGTCAGGTCGGTCTCGTTGGGATTCACGCCGTTTTCGACCGCACTGACCGGAGAGTCGGCGTAGGCAGTGATCGCCGCGACGATGGCGTCGGTGACATCGTCCTGGTCGTCGCCACTTGAGACCGACACCGGAATGCGCACACCGCCGATGTAAACATAAAACGTGCCGTCTTCGGTGGCCGTGCCAGTTGCCACCGTGATCTTTCCGGTGGCCTGGACACCGGCAGCCGCGTCGTCAATGGCGATCACGCGCAGCTCGGTGACTTGATCATTCGCCAGATAGGCCTTGACCATGTGGTGAAGCATGGAGCCCTGACCGAACAGAGTGATCGCCTGCGCCTCGCTGGTGACAATCACTTCCACCAGCTCGTCTTGCGAGCCGGCGGCAAGTTTCTGCCCCATGAGCAAAGTCACGAATGGCTGGACACTCGGGCCTTGCTGTGCTTTGCTGGCGTCAAATTCAACGTAGGTGAACGGGACGCGCAGCGTTGTCGGAATGTTGTTGAAATTAACCATCGTTTTCTTCCTCCTCGATTCGTGTCACTTCAGTGCGCTTTGCGGCCGGCCCGTCCGTGACAGTGACGTCACCGTCCTTGATCCTGCGCGTCCAATATGAATCTTTAGGAACCCACGCCCCCAAGTCCCGTAACAGCTCACGGGTGCGCGGATCTTTCACCCTTCTTCCCTCGACGGGTTTCACAAATATCCTGGTCATAGATCTCTCCTATGTCTGTGGCAGATCAATCGTGTCTTCAGCTTCGGGATCAGGATCTGCTGCCGTGCCGACGTCCCATTCCGCGTCAATGCCTTCAAACGGCGTGATTCCCAGACCCTTGCGATCCCGCGGCATGGGTGTCATATACTTGCAGTTCCAGATCAGACGGGCGCTGGCCAGCGGGCGCTCCCCGCCTTCTTGCCATTCGAATTCAACGTCGGTGAGCAGAATGTCTTCGCAGCGATCGCCCAGGGTGTCGTCCTGACTCATGATGGCCTCGACGTCTTCTGTCATGGTGTCAAGGGCGTCGGCGACTTCTTCTTCCGTTTTCCCGGAGACGATGCATTCACAGACCAGCCGAAGGTTTCTAAGCATTTCCCTGGGTGCCTGCGCCCATTCAGTCAGGTCTTCACCGCGGGTGTAAACATTGATGACCGGCAAGTGTTCTTCCCAGGCCGGCAGCGAGCGATTACCGGTGACGCGGTCTTCTGCGTCAGTGCGCTTTCGCTTCAGCAAAGACACGACATACTTTCTGATTTCACGTCGCTTCGTCGTCATCGGTCACATTCGTCAGCATGAGAGTCGCACCGCCCTGACCGTCTTCCTGACTGTCGTTGACAGTGAACGTCTCACCGGTTGAGATGATCTTGACCTTGTCACCCTGTTCTGGCGGCTTCGGCCAGTCGTTTAAATTCACTCCTATGGCTGGAAGATTCGATGCGATCAGCGCTTCCGTGTCCGGGTCGACCTGATGAAAGTTTCGATCGAACACAGCCATACGAGTAAATTCCCCGCTGCCGTCGGCGGGGATGTAGCGCACCCGTTCACCGAATGTCGGAATGAGTATCCGAAGCATGCGGTGAACGGTTGATTTAAAAACAGGCATTGTCATGTTACGGCAACGACTCCGACGCCATTCAGTTTCACGGCCACGGTTGTCGTCGTCGCCACAGCGGCTGCGACAGCGACACCGACAGCAAAACGCCCGGCTGCGGACTCATCCAGTTCTTTCGCCGTATCGTCCCAGAAGACGATCTCACCTTCGGTGAAAGCCGCAGTCGACTCTTTCGGAAGAGTGAACACGCCCTCGATGGACATTTCGAAAGACTCGCCAGCGTCAGCGCTGTGCAGCGCTACGCCGAACAGAGCTCCGATCAGATACGCTGTGCCCGAGACAACACCGCCAACGGGTGCGGTCAGGGAAACAATGTTACCGGGTTGATTGAAATTTTTCATGGTGCCGTCTCCTATTCAGGCATTTTTAAGAAAGGGAGCCTCGCGGCTCCCTGAACCCCTTTTGCGCTGTGCATCAGGGGAGTGACGTTTTATCACGCACCGTCATTGAGCTGCAGCGGCCGCCAGTCGATAACTTTGGCGCCCAGATCATAACGCACTTTCATTTTCATGCCGTCGACATCAAAGATCTCTTCGGAGTCGATGACCGGACCTTCTTCGCCCTGGAGTCTTGCCAGCTCGATGATGTCGGTCTGGTCGGCACTGGCGGCAAGATAGTGCGCGGTGATCGAAGTATCGTCAAGCCGCGGCTCAGCGATCGGAGTGACCCTGCCAGCGAAGAAATTCTCGTTTCCGACTTCGGTCGGCTGTGTGGCGGCGACCAGTTTATAAGCGGTCACCTGCAGGGCCACCGGGACGATCAGAAAAGCCGGCATGATGTCGATCTTCGCGCCGTCGACACCGGTCTGTTTTCTCATCGCTGCCCACATGGCAGTCAGGGTATCTTCAGCCAGGGCAGAGGCGCCAGTGCCGATATTGAGGTTTCCATGGTCCGCATGGAAGAGATCGGTGCCGTCGCCCATGGCAGCATTGGCGGTGAGCTGCGCCCAGACCAAATCGGCCTCGAGGTCAGCTGCACGGCGGCCGAATAGTTCCGGCTGACGCATGAAAGCGTTCAGATCATCATTGACCAGCATTTTCCTGGAAAACGTAATGCGCTTTCCGTAGGTTTTCAGGTTGTATTCTTCCTTGGCTTCCCCGATCGTGCCTTCGGGAAACTCCCCGGAATCGCCCATTTCTTCGAGTGACTCACCTTCTCCCAGCTGCGTGCGCTGCACGGTCTTGAAATCGGGCACGCTCACCTGACGGGTGATCGGCTCCCAGGTCCGCGGCGCGCGCTCGTAAGCATCGCGCAGCGTCTTGTTTGCGACGTTCGCCAGGATATAAGGGAAGTCGCTGGTGGAGTGCGAGCCGGCGCGCAGGACCATCTTTGCAATCTCGTTGCGCGACATTCCGCGGGTGCGAACGCCAGCGGCCTCGAGACAATCGCGCGCCATGTCGATCATGGACAGGCCGCGGAATTCCCGACCGACGTCGGTCAGTTTATGGGCCTTGCTGTTCGAGCGATGCAAAATGGCGTTTTCCATCCCGCTTCGAATCGTGTCGCGCTGGTCTCTGGTGACCGCGACGTTCTGGCTTGAGGTCTGACCCTTGTCCTGGTCATCCTTTGCCATCTCGTCGATGACGAGTTTTCTGACCTCGTCGATCTTCTTGCCTTCTGCGATCCACTCGTCAGCGCGCTTTGCGTCAAGGCCGGCCTTTGACACAGTGTCGCGGATTTCTGCGGCGCGGGTGCGCTCGGCTTCGATGGCCTCAGCGCGCACCTTGTCAACGTCGACCTGCTCGGGTGCAGGCGCTTGCTGGCCTTCAGTCTTGTTTTCAGTCGTCATGTCTTCTTCCTTTCTTTCAATGATTTCACATTCATAGAAATCGCTATCTTCCCTTGCCTGCGCGCCTGCGTCGGCAGGAATAGGAACAGGTGATATTTCAACCGGCTCCCAGTCAGTGACCAGAAAGTGCCGGGTGCCGTCTTCGAGCGGTTTCTGCTCTTCGACTTTGTAGACCTTGTAGCCTACGGAAACGCTGGACAGCGTGCCGCGTGCGAATTTGCGAAAGACAGCTTCGGCCTTGCCGACTTCGCCTTCTTTCGCGTCCTGCTGGTCGTCGTCAAAGCGCATAGTGGCCAGACCTACGCCGTTCTTGATCTTCGCCGACCCGCGAACGACCGAGCCGATCACGTCTTCGAGACTGTAGCGGCGATGAGCGTTGAGCACGGGTGCGCCGCCATTGAGCCGGTCAAGGCGCACATGGGAGCGCTTCATTGACAGCTCTTCGATGAATTCACCCTCAAACCAGGTTGCGCGTCTGACCTGGGCGCCCGTGGAAAAGGTGACATCGATAGTCCGCTTGTCGACATCCAGCGAAGACGGCGCCGTCGAAAACGCCCTCGACTGCAGACCCAAACTCATCTTTCTCGTTTCCATATCACTCTCCCTCTGTGAAATCATCTTCCTGCGCTTTGCCGGCCGCGTTCACCTTGCGCGGATCGCTGTCAAGGACAAGATCCAGCCGGTCGATCGTTTCGTTATCGGCCTTGATTTTTGCGAAGTGGTCATCCGGATGACTGCCGCCCTCTCGGATGACATCAGACAGCGTCTCGATGCCGCCGCGGATTGCTTTGATCTTTGCCGGGATTTCCTTTGTCGGATCAATCATCTGGCGCTTTGGCGCGGACCAGTGGGCGGTCAGGTCATCGGCCGTCTGCCCCAGGATCGCAGCTGTGTTTTTGAACCACTGAAAAATCGGATCGTTCATAAGCGGGTTGAGCACATGCACGCGCCAGCTGTCGATATTGCGCCCGAATTCAAGCCAGCCCATGCGAGCAGACGAGAAATTAACTTTCGACAGATCACCGGCAAGGGTTTCATATGACACGCCCAGGCCGACCGATATTGCACGCAGCACGGTGGCGGTATAGTTGTCATATTCTTCGCCTGCCCCTGGCGGGGACGCGAAGTGAACCGTCTTCCCGGGTGGCAGGATCTCGATCTGACCGGGCTCAACTTTCTCGCCGAGCTCTTCTTTCTGGGTGTCAGTCAGCGGAGTTTCAGGCGCCTCGATGTCGGATATGAACACCGAAAAGCAGGCCGCTATTTTCTGGCGCACCAGCTGAGCGTCTTCGTATTCATCGAAATCACGCAGGCGGATCATGACCGGAGCCAGCCAGGGGACTCCGCGGATTTGTCCTGGTCGGTCAATGCGGAATATGTGCAGGATGTCTTCGGCGGGAATTCGGACGGTCTCAAGGGAAGTGAACCCGCGCGGTGAGTTTATCCCTGTGTTTCCGGGATGATCCTTGTAAAGATGATAGGCCACCCGGCGACCCTGGGCGTCGAATTCGATACCCTGGATCACCCGGTTTTCGCCAAACTGCGTCACGGTCGTTGAGATGAAATCTGACTCGAGCACCTGCAGGCGCAGCGGGAATTCATCAGTCGTGCGCCAGCGCCGAATCAGGACTTCGCCGGATTCGACGACCGAGCGCTTGACCAGGCGCTGCATACTATAAATGTTATGAACGCCATCATAGTCAATATTTGGAGTCTCTGCCCAGGACTTCCACAGCTGCCGAGCACTGTCAGCGGCCGCGGGAGTCGCACTTGAAAAGTGCGGCATGATTCCTTTGCCGACCACATTCGTGGCAATCAGCGCGATGCCGCGGGCAGCGTAAGGGTTGTTTCTGACCAGATCGCGCGAGCGATTTCGAAGGATCGGCAGCGCAGCCGAGATCTCAGAGATAGCAGAAGAGCTGCCAGTCTTCCAGCCGACGGTGCGCCTGCTCTTTGCCGCGCCTTCATATTTTCTGATTTCAGAGATGGCCGCACGATAGCGGGCACGCTTGAACTGAGCGGCCGGTGAAAACCAGCCGATGCACTTATCAATCCACATTACAGACCCTTATCGTGCTTTGCTAGCAGGCGCACACCGCGGCCGGTCAGGCCGAGCGCCTGGCGCATGCGGTCGCGGATCGCCATCATTTCGCTGAGCGATCGATACCAGATTTCCTTGTCGGTGTATTTGACTCTGAGTGTCCCGGATGCGATTGCGCTTTCAAGTGCTTCGAGGTCAGCTTGCGTCCAGGTCGTTGTCATTAAAGCCACCCACTGCGCCTGCGCCTTATAGGCGGCGCTCGTTGAGTTGAGTCTGCTTGCTTGCTTTCAATTGTAACATTCTTTCCAGCAATGTCATCCCAGTGCTTGTCGGTGAAGCGGTCGATCCCGATGACTGCTGCGGCTGCCCTGGCGTAAATGCGACAATCGAGCGCTTCGTTTCTGTCGCGGACTTTCTGCCATTCCGGTCTCTTGTAGCCTTTCACGAATCTAACGATAACCGCTTCCGCCGTCAACTGCTTGAAGAAGTCTTCGCCGTATTCAGGGAAGTGACAATACCCCGGCGGATCTTCTTCACCTTCGCCGGCCTTGTCCTGACGCAGCCAGCCATAGAGCTCTGTCTTCAACAGATTCACGCCGACGGTCCAGACTTTCGTGCCTTTTTTTATAGTGCGGCCGCCGCGTGTCACGTCCACAGCCTTCGGCTGTGATATCGTCGTGGTCTGTCGATCACTGCCTTTTATCGGCACTATTTGAGTCGGACTGAATTTTCTGCAATAATCATAAACCGTCTGAGTGGCATATCCGGAGTCGACCGCAAAGAGTCGGACCGAAAGGCCGCGACGTTCATCGTCAATGAGCGGCCAGGTTTCCGACATCATCTTAGTCAGTTCGTTCCAAGGTCCGACCGTATTCGTCTTTCCAAGAATCACGCGATATTCGATTGACCATGTGACTTTGTTTCTTCCCCACCCGACCACTTCGACCTCAAGGCGATCTTCTTGCACGTCGACGCCGGCAGTCAGGAAGAAGACGCCCTTTGGGATTTTCCCGACCGGATACTGCTCGCGCCGCTCATAAAGTCGGTGCCAGTCGGGGACTTCAGTCTTTTCTTTCCAGGTCTCGCCCAGTGCGGTGTTCACAAACGAGCGCAGGAGCTCTGGAATCTTACAGGCACGCAGCCAGTCTTCGGCCATCTCTTCCCACGAATACCAGCCGACCGGTGAATACAGGGCATTTAGGTGAAAGCCAGCGATGTCGGACTCTGCGGTCTTTACCCAGCGACCGGCTTTTAACATTTTAGTTTTCATCCAGTTTTTGATATGACCAGCACAGGACTCGCACTCATACCAGGCCGTCTTCGGCCGGTCTTTATGCCACTTCAGATTTTTCCAGACCAGTCTTTGATAGTGTCCGCACAGCGGACAGGGCACATGAAAATATCGCTTATCGCTCAGCTCAAAGAGCCTGGCGATCTTCGATCGGTCTTCAAGCGTCGGTGTGCTGGCATAGAATGTCTTGCGCCGCGTAAACGTGCGCTGGCGGGCGCGGGCCAGCTCGAGCGGCGATCCCTCGTTGTCGACGTCCTCGGGATACGCGTCAATTTCATCAGGGAAAACGAACCTGGCCGGCATCGACCTCAAGCCGACTGCTGAATTCGCACCGGTCATCAGCAGGGTGCCGCCGATGAAATCTTTCTGCAGCACGGTGTTGCCGCTGTCGCGGCTTCGCTTTGATTTGACTTTCTCACTCAGGTCCGGGCAATCTTCAATCATCGGGTCGATGCGTTGCTTGCTGTAGCGCTTTGCCAGTTCGACAGTGGGCTGAATTGCCAGAATGGGCGCCGGGCTGTGATCGATCAGATAGCCGATCCAGTTGTTTCCCGCTTCGGTGTTATGCGTCGGGATCAGTTCGTTTCCGACCAGAAATAGATGATCGTCCGAATCGACAGCCAGACATTTCGTCTGAAACGGCGCCACTTTCTCGACTTTCTTTATTCTTCTGTTGAGGACTTCAGACTGACGTCTCGGGATTTTTTGCCTGGCTGATTTTCTTTTCACATTGAAGACACGCAGACCAGTGGGGCGGAAATGAACGAGATGGACATCTTGAATTCCCCAACCACTCTTCTGTTCTTCAGCTGGCTTTGTCCTGATCGACGCACGCATTCCCAGCGAACATACTAAGTGCTGAACCTGCTCGGCCAGCTGTCTGTTTGTGTTGCTGAATTCACAAAGGCCGTGCTTTGCGCAATACCCGTCAGTATCCATCAGCCCGCGGAGCAGTGATAGTCGTTGATCGAATGATGCTCTCAGATATTCATCAGGAATGTGCTTATTTCTATGTACGCCGATTTCTCTTAAAACGGTCCCGAATTTTTTCTTGCTTGGCAGGGTTTTCGTCCCGAACCTTGAATCATATGATCTTCGTCTATGACACTCCCGACAACGTCCATGGATCGTCCCGACTTCGGCCAGGTTGTGACCTCTGAAGCACTGGCCATTGCTGTGTCCGATTGGATCTATGACAATTTCCAAAACGGAATCATATCTGCGTTCTGTGTCTTCGATAGCTACCAGGTGCCCGCCGACTTTTATGTGATGCGCGATTTCTTCGGCGTCGTCACGAAAAACAGTCAGTCTGTTTGAGTTTCTGTTTCCGTCGCCCAGCCAGGCGCCGAGTGCATATGGTGCTATCTCAAATTCTTTGGCGCTGCATTTCAGATAGCTGGCAATCCCGATCCTGTATCTGTTTCGATTGCCTGACTTGTATGCTTTAAAGATGTCAGCTGTGCTCAAAGTCTTCTCAGTGAACCTGCCCCTGAAACTATCTTCTTCAATAGTCCACAGATGCCTTCCATCGCATCTCACTGTAGATCTGTCGTCGAACGTCACCAGATAGCATTCATCGTTTTCAAAGATTTCAGAAACACCGATGACTCGTTTCGCTTCACCGCTGACACCGAAAACTTCATCGCCTTCTTTTATTTCGCCGATCGTTTTGAATCCAACTGGTGTCGCGACCTTTATGTCGAGCGCCAAAGGCGCGCCGATCTGCGAGCATTTTTGAAAGACAATCTCTTTCGTCGGATCGTGCGCACTCAAAACGTCCATGATCTCTTTCATATATGGAGTGCGACTGGTGCGGTATCTGCCAGGTTCGGCACTGGCGCGCGTTGAGAGGTATCGATACTTGTCCGCCCATTCGCTGACGGTGAGCCGGTCTGGCGGCTTCAGTTCACGAAGGAAAACTGCAGTGCTGTTAAAGCGATGTTCACTCATCAACTACCTTGGAGCCCAGCAGAATGCACCAGGCGAGCAGTCCGCTGACCGAGACAACACCGGTCACGATCATCGCCGCTGCCCACCAGACTTCCATTCCCAGAAACTGGTGCTTTGCCGCCCAGGCCGCTGCGCAGCTGATGACTGACATTGCGATCGTGGCAAAGAGAAGTTTGTTCATGAATACCTACTCTCATAGTTCGACAGCTCTTCCAGGACTGTCCTGATCTCAGCTGTCAGCATGTTCTCGACTTTCAGTGGATCGGTTTCGGCGGCCAGGTCGACTGATATCCTGGTCGGCATATCCAACAAAGCATTCCGGACAGCGCGCGCCGTCGTGATCGCCTGCTCTTTGATGATGGCCACCGGCAGCAGGAGACCCTGTCGTTCTTCGACTTGCATCCTGGCCAGCTCGGCGTTATAGCGTTCACGCTTCGCTCGCTCGCTTGCGTAAGTGATCTTGCCGTCGCTGTCGCCGTCGCAGATGTTATCTGCTTTCATCTTCGTGTTTTCTTCCCAAGCGGCGTCAGCTTCTTCGACCGGGATCTGGTAGTTCCTGCCTACTTTTCTGGCAGGTATCCTTCCGGCCTTGATCGCCTGAGTGACTGACTTTTGGTCAACTCCGCGCCGTTTCGCGTATTCCCGGACTCCGACTTCGTTCGCTGTTTTATCCATGATCCCGGCGTCTTAAGGACGTTCCAAAAAATGCAAAAAGTAGAGTTTTTCTGCGCGGTGCCCTACC